GGCCGCCAGCTCGCATCGATGGTGGAAGGCAAGGTCAAGGAAGTCATGGCGCGCGAGCAGCGCCAGGGCGGCATTTTGTGGAGGATGCAGCATGCCTGATGTATTCGGGTGGATTCCCCAGGTGGAGCCGCAGGGCCAGACCACCTTTCGCGTGCGCAGCGCGCAGTTCGGCGACGGTTACACCCAGAGCGTGACCGACGGCATCAACAACCGCGTGGACAGCTGGCCGCTGTCCTTCGACGGCGACGGCAGCACCGTGGGGCCGATCAAGGATTTTCTCGATCGCCATGCCGGCGCGGCCTCGTTCCAGTGGACGCCGCCGCTGGGCACGCCGTCGCTGTTCCGCTGCGCCGGCTACACGCTGGTGCCGCGCGCAGCCGGTTACTACACGCTGACGGCGACGTTCCAGCAGGTGTTCGCGCCATGACCATCTACGCCGATATCCAGAAGCTGGAACCCGGCGCGGAGATCGAGCTGTTCGAGCTGGACGCGCGTTCGATCACCGGCGGAGGCGCAGGCGACGTCCTGCGCTTCCATGGCTATACGCAGGTCGGTTCGATCTGGTGGCAGGGGCTGGAGTACGCGCCCTGGCCGATCCAGGCCGAAGGCTTCGAGCTCAATCCCGACAAGCCGCCGATGCCGATGCTGAGCGTGGGCAATGTCGATGGGCGCATCACCGCACTGTGCCTGGCCTATCAGGACCTGGTCGGCGCGCTGCTGGTGCGTCACCGCACGTTCGGCCGCTACCTGGACGCGCGCAACTTCGCCGACGGCAATCCCAGCGCGGATGCCACGCAGGAGTTTCCACCGGACAAATGGTTTCTGGAACGCAAGGCCAGCGAGACCAACACCCTGGTGCAGTTCGAGCTGGCCAGCGCGCTGGACTTCGGCCAGCAGCAGCTGCCGGGCCGCACCATCATCGCCAACAGCTGCAGCTGGCTGCAGCGTGGCGGTTATCGCGGGCCGTACTGCGGCTACAGCGGCGGGCCGGTGGCCAAAGCCGACGATACGCCGACCAGCGATCCGGCACAGGATGTGTGCGGTGGGCGTTTGTCCTCGTGCCGGTTGCGCTTCGGCCAGAACAACCCGATCCCGTTCGGCAGTTACCCAGCAGCTGGCCTGTTGCGCTCATGAGCCCCGCCACCCTGGATGCCTTCCGCGCCCATGCGATGGCCGACTATCCACGCGAAGCCTGCGGGCTGGTGGTGGTGGCCAAGGGACGTGAGCGCTATATCGCCTGCCGCAACCTGGCCACCACGCCCAGCGAGCATTTCGTGCTGGCCGCGGAGGACTACGCCGCGGCCGAGGAGACCGGCGAGATCATCGCCGTCATGCACTCGCATCCCGATGCGCCGGCGCACGCCTCGGAAGGCGATCGCGTGGCGTGCGAGGCATCGGGGTTGCCGTGGTGGATCGTGGCGGTGGCGCCTGCCGCGGATGGCAAGCCACACGCGGGCGAGCTGTCCTGTATCGAGCCGAGCGGTTACGAAGCACCCTTGGTCGGGCGGCCGTTTCATCACGGCGTGCTCGACTGCTGGAGCTTGTGCCGCGACTGGTATGCGCGCGAGTGGGCGCTGGTGTTGCCTGATCCGGTGCGGCACGACAACTGGTGGGACGATGGCTGCTCCGATCTGTATACGGACAACCTCGCCGCTGCCGGCTTCGTGCCGGTCCAGGCCAAGGATATCCAGCGCGGCGATCTGATCCTGATGCAGATCCGCAGCCGCAACCTGGTGCCCAATCATGCGGGCATCTATCTCGGCGATGGCCTGATGCTGCATCACATGTATGGGCGGCTTTCGAGCCGGGACGTGTATGGCGGCTACTGGGTGGAGAACACACGACTGCTTGCCCGCCTTGCGCAACGCTGATGATCACCGCCGCATATTCTTGCGCTACCCTTCCGCCACCAACAGGAGGAGAGCAGGATGCGCAAGTTGTTTGTGCTTGTTCCAGCGGTCATGGCCCTTGCCGGCTGCGTGACCAAACCACCACGGCCCGATCAGCTGCGGACGCCTACGCCAGATCGGCTGCTGGCCTATCAAGACCCGTCCGATGGTGATGCGACCGTCGTCGTCACCCGCGATGTGGGTTTTCAGGGCAGCGGCTGCTACGGCGCCGTCTTCGTCGACGGCAAGGTGGTGGCTAAGCTCGCCACCGGTGAACGCACTACCCTGCATATTCCAGCAGGCGACCATGTGCTCGGCACCTGGAACACCGGCTCGGGGCTGTGCGGTTACCGCGAAGGGAAGGACCGACGGGAAATCACGGTGGCGTTGAAGCAGGGCGAGACGCGTCGTTTCCGCATCATCATCAACCCCAACTCCGGCGTCTCTCTCGAGCCGACGACTCTCGACTGACAACCGCACATCTTCTTCCACCAGACCCCGCCCCGGCGGGGTTTTTTTATGCCTGGGTTTCCACATATGACACAAGCCAGAACCGTTCGCCTGTATGGGCGTCTGGGCGCCTTGTTCGGGCGCCAGTTCAAACTGCACCTCGATTCCAATACTCCCGCCGAAGCGATCGCCGCGCTGTGCTCGCAGATCCGCGGATTCCGCGCCTACCTGTCGTCGGCGAAGGATCGCGGCATGGGCTTCGCCGTCTTCGTCGGTAAGCGCAATCTCAAGGAAGACGAACTGTCCGCTCCGGCCGGCGCCGAGGACATCCGCATCGCGCCCATCCTGCTCGGCAGCAAGAACGGCGGTCTGTTCAACGTCATTCTCGGCGCCGTACTGATCGTGGTCGGCGTGGTCGGCAACATGTACGGCGGCTGGGGCACGCCGTTCATCCAGGCCGGCATCGGCATGATGACCAGCGGCGTGGTCCAGCTGCTGTCGCCACAACCCAAAGGCCTCAAGAACGCCGACCGGCCGGACAACCAGCCTTCCTACGTCTTCAACGGCGCCGTCAACACGCAAGCCCAAGGCAACCCGGTCCCCGTGCTCTACGGCCGCATGATCGTCGGCTCCGCCGTGGTCTCCGCCGGCATCCATGCCGAGGACTACGCGCCGGCTACCGCGGGCGTCGGCGGCGGCGTGAATCTCAACGGCCGCGTGCTCAAGAACTTCTACGAGAGGTAGACATGACTTCCACTCTTCAAGGCGCCAAGGGCGGCGGCAAGCAGCGCACGCCCGTCGAGTCGCCGGACAGCCTGCGCTCGATCGCCTACTTCCGCATCCTGGATCTGGTCAGCGAAGGCGAGATCGGCGGCCTGGTCAACGGGCTGCAATCGATCTATCTGGACGAGACGCCGCTGGCCAATCCGGATGGCTCGCTCAACTTCCAGAACGTGCACGTGGAAACGCGCACCGGCACGCAGGACCAGGACGAAGTGCCTGGCTATCCGGCGGTGGAGAACGAGATCAGCGTCGGCGTGGAGCTCAAGCAGAGCACGCCGTGGGTGCGCGCGCTGAGCAACACCACGCTGTCGGCGGTGCGCATCACCATCGGCGTGCCGGGCCTGTCCAAGGCCAATACGACCAACGGCGATATCAACGGCTACTCGGTGCAGTACAAGATCGAGGTGCAGGCCGACAGCGGCGCCTGGCAGCTGGCCTATAACGGTGCGATCACCGGCAAGACCACCAGCAAGTACCAGCGCAGCCATCGCATCGACCTGCCGCCGGCGCAGAACGGCTGGAATGTGCGCGTCACGCGCCTCACCCCGAACGCCAACAGCTCGTCCACCGCCGACATCACCACCATCGACAGCTACACCGAGGTGATCGACGCCAAGCTGCGCTATCCCAACAGCGCGCTGCTGGGCATCTCCGGCGACGCAGCGCAGTTCAGCAATATCCCCAGCCGCGCCTACGATCTGTGGGGCCGCGTCATCCAGGTGCCGAGCAACTACGATCCGCTGGCGCGCAGCTACAGCGGCGTGTGGGACGGCAGCTTCAAGCCGGCGTGGACCAACAACCCGGCGTGGATCTACTACGACCTGGCCACGCATCCGCGCTACGGCCTGGGCCATCTGATCACCGCCGCGCAGGTCAACAAGTGGGAGCTGTACCGCATCGCGCAGTACTGCGACCAGTCGGTGAGCGACGGCAAGGGCGGCACCGAGCCGCGCTTTACCTGCAGCGTGTTCCTGCAGAGCGCCAGCGACGCGTACAAGCTGCTCAGCGACCTGGCCAGCGTGTTCCGCGGCATCTCGTTCTGGACCGGCGGCGCGATTACCGCGTCGGCCGACATGCCGGCCGATCCGGTGTACGCGTATACCGCAGCCAATGTGATCGGCGGCCAGTTCACCTATGCGGCCAGCACGCGCAAGACGCGTTACACCACCGCGCTGGTGACCTGGAATGACCCCAGCGATTTCTATCGCGCCAAGGTCGAGTACGTGGAAGACCGCGCCGGCCTGGCCCGCTACGGCATCCAGCAGGTCACGCTGACCGCGTTCGGTTGCACCTCGCAGGCGCAGGCGCAGCGGGCGGGCCAGTGGGTGCTGCTCACCTCGCGGCTGGAAACCGATACGGTGACCTTCAAGGTCGGTCTGGACGGCACCATCGCCGCGCCGGGCCAGATCATCCGCGTCACCGATCCCGCCCGCGCCGGCAAGCGCCAGGGTGGCCGCATCCATCAGGCCACGCGTACCGTGGTGACGGTGGACAAGGCGCCGGAGCAGGTCGCGGTCGGCGATCGCCTTACCGTGATGCTGCCCAGCGGCGTGTCGGAAACCCAGGCGATCACCGCCATCGATGGCGTGCAGCTGTCGGTGGCCGCGCCTGGCTTCTCGGTGCAGCCGGAAGCGGAGTCGGTGTGGGTGGCCGAAAGCGACACGCTCGCCGCGCAGACCTATCGCGTGCTGGCGGTGACCGAAGACAAATCATCCAGCGAGATCAGCTACACCATCACGGCGTTGCAGCACGTGGCGGACAAGTTCGCGGCGATCGACAACGGCGCGATCATCCAGGTCCCGCCGATCAGCTCGCTGCCCGCGTCGACGCAGGCGCCGCCGGCGAATGTGCAGCTCAACGGGCATGAGGTGATCACGCAGGGCATCGCTACCAATGTGCTGACCATCGCCTGGGACAGCGCCGCCAGCGCCACCAGCTACCAGGTGGAATGGCGCCGCAACAACGGCGAATGGGTGGGCGCAGGCCAGACCGC